GATAACAGAGCCACGTTGGAAATCATTTATAGTTGAAACCACAAAACCAATATTTACATCTGAACAATGTAAAATGATAATACAAGCAGGAAGATCAGAGCCACAACAACAAGGTCAAGTAGGTGGTGGATCGGGTGGCACGGTTGATACTAAAACTAGAACCTCACATATTAGTTGGATTCCATTTAAGAAAATGGTGGATATGTATAAAGATTTAGAAAAAATTATGAAGACAACTAATGGCAATCATTTTGGTTTTGATAATATGCAAATAACTGAACCTGCACAATATACCGAATATCCTGAAGGTGGATTTTATGATTGGCATATTGATAATGATGTTAATTGTGCACACGAACCGCCTGTAAGAAAAATATCTATGACCTGTTTATTATCTCCAGAATCTGAATTTGAAGGTGGCGATTTAGAATTAATGTCAGAAGGTAAAGTTGCAAAATTAAAACAAGGACACGCTATATTCTTTGCATCCTTTATTAGACATAGAGTTAAACCAGTTATTAAAGGCAATAGAAAATCTTTAGTTATGTGGTTTGGAGGTACACCTTTTAAATGATTCGAGAACTACATTTTCCAACACCTATTTATATATTGGATCATAATGATCCATCGTTAAATGTACAATTAGAAAAAGATATTTTAAATTGGATGAATCAAGATAAAGGCGTAACAAGAACTAATGTTAAAGGTTGGCATTCAACAACGGATATGCATTTAAGACCAGAATATAAAAGATTAGTTGATGGTTTATATGAAGCACAACATAAAATTTATATAGAAGAACATTTAGATTCAGAACCTTATTTAGGTAATATGTGGGCCAACGTCAATCCTCCAGGTGGAATGAATCGTGCTCATCAGCATCCTAATTCATTATGGTCTGGTGTGTATTATGTTAAAGCACCTAAGAACTCTGGACATTTAAAAATAGACGATCCTAGATCATCTGCTTCTATGGTAAGACCTAAACAAAAACCAGGTGAAGTACCACCAAGACTTTACAGGGAAACACATTATGAACCTAAAGCGGGTAGGCTTATTATGTTTCCATCTTGGTTAATGCATTGTGTGGATCCTAATGAATCCAATGAAATTAGAATATCCGTATCATTTAACTTTTTACAGAAAGGTATGTTTATATGACATTTCAACAACAAAAATATCAAGTAATTAAAAATGCAGCTAGTTATGAATTATCTAATTTTATATTGAATTATTTTTTACTTAAAAGAGATGCAGTTGCTTTTATGTATAAAAATAATATCCATTCTCAGTCTTCAATATTAGGAACTTGGTCCGATCAACAAATACCTAATACTTTTTCTTGTTATGGTGATTTTGTAATGGATACTTTATTAGTTAAGATGCTACCTGTAATGAAACAACATACAGGATTGGAATTAATTCCAACTTATTCTTATGCAAGAGCCTATAAAAAAGGTGATGAGTTAAGAAGACATAAAGATAGACCAAGTTGTGAGATATCTTGTACTTTAAACTTAGGTGGGGATCCTTGGCCTATATTTATTGATGGAACTGGCTCAGATAATGTTATTGATGAATATAAGAAAATCATTAAACCCAACGCTCCAGAAGGCACAAAGGTATTGCTTGATGTAGGCGATATGTTAGTATATAGTGGCTGTGACCTAGAACATTGGCGAGAGCCATTTGAAGGAAACATTTGTGGCCAAGTATTCTTACATTATAATCATGTAAATGGCCCATTTGCGAACAAAAACAAGTTTGATGGCAGACCTATGCTAGGACTACCATCCTTTGTAAAATAGTATTATAATGGAGTCATATGCTACAAAAAATAGGTTTTCAACCAGGATTCAATAAACAGATCACTGAAACTACAGCTGAAGGACAATGGGTAGGCGGTGATAATGTACGTTTTAGATATGGTACACCTGAAAAGATAGGTGGCTGGGCACAGTTAGGTGAGAATAAATTAACTGGTGCAGCAAGAGCCATGCATCATGTTGTTAATAATTCAGGAACTAAATATTCAATCATTGGAACAAACAGAATTTTATATGTCTATACTGGAGGTGTATTCTATGACATTCACCCAATTCAATCGACAACTACTTTAACAAATGCATTTACCACGGTCAACGGATCAGTTTCAGTTACTATTACCTTTTCAGCACCACATAATATTAATGAAAACGATATTATTTTTTTAGATAACTTTACAACAATTACAGGATCCAATTATACAGCATCCGATTTTAATGATAAAAAATTCATGGTCACATCTAGACCAACCGATACAACAATTACTATTACTATGCCAACTGCTGAAACAGGAGCAGGAGCAACTTTATCTGGAGGTATTAGAGTTCAACATTATTATCCTGTTGGACCTGCACAACAGCTACCAGGATTTGGTTATGGACTAGGACAATGGGGTGGAACAGTATCAGGTGAAGCAACAACTACTTTAGTAAATTCAATTAACGCTGTTCAAACAACAGGTATTCAATTAACAGACACTGCTTTATTTCCAGTATCAGGTACTAACTATGTTCAAATAGGTTCTGAAGAATTATCTTACACAGGTATTTCTGGAAGTGAATTAACTGGTGTTACAAGAGGTGTAAGAAATACAACAGCTGCAACACATAATGCAGGAGATACAATTACTAATACTACTGATTATATTGGGTGGGGTGAAGCAGCATCAGGGGATTTTGTAGTTGATCCTGGTGAGTGGTCTATTGATAACTTCGGTGCAAAAGTAATTGCACTAATTCACGATGGTAAATGTTTTGAATGGGATTCAAATTTGACAGATGCTGTAGACTATAGAGCAACAGTTATTAGTGGAGCACCTACTGCATCAAGAGATATGTTAGTGTCCACACCTGATCGACACTTAGTGTTTTTTGGAACTGAAACAACTATTGGTGACCCAACTACACAAGATTTAATGTTTATAAGATTTTCGGATCAAGAAAATATAAATGAGTATGCACCGACTTCAATTAATACTGCAGGTACACAAAGACTATCAGATGGTTCTAGAATTGTGGGAGCCGTTAGAGGTAGAGATGCAATATATGTTTGGACGGATACTTCTTTATTTACTATGCGTTTTGTAGGTGCTCCATTTACATTTGGTTTTGCACAAGTAGGGACAAACTGTGGACTGATTGGTGAAAGTGCGGCAATAGAAGTAGATGGTGCTGCTTATTGGATGTCTGAAAATGGATTCTTTAAATATTCTGGTAATCTACAATCAATGACTTGTTTAGTAGAAGATTATGTATTTAATAATTTAAACACAACTGCATCACAATTAATTAATGTTGGACTTAATAATTTATTTGGAGAAATTACTTGGTTCTATTGTACTTCAAGTTCAACTGTTGTAAATGCTTGTGTCACTTATAACTATATTGAATCAAGTCCACAAAGACCTATTTGGACAACAGGCACTTTAGCAAGAACAACATGGGTTGATTCTGCTGTGTTTGGTTTACCTCATGCAACTAAATATGATTCTGCAGATAATAGTTCTTTTGATGTTATAGGTAATACAGATGGTAGCACTATATATTTTGAACATGAAACAGGAACCGATGAAGCTTTAGCAACAGGTGTTAACGCAATTACTTCTAATATTGAATCTGGAGATTTTGATATTACTCAAACAAGATCAGCACAAGGACAACAAACAGGTATTGCAACTTTCCAAGGTGATGGTGAATACATTATGAAAATAAGAAGATTTATACCTGACTTTTTATCTCAATCAGGTAATACGCAAGTAACTTTACAATTACGTAATTATCCTAGTGATAACTATGTAAGTTCTTCACTTGGACCCTTTACAATTAACTCATCTACTAGTAAGGTAGATACACGTGCAAGAGCACGAGCAATGTCTTTAAAAATTGCCAATACAGGTGCTTCTCAGAGTTGGAAACTTGGTACATTTAGATTAGACACACAACCGGATGGACGTAGATAATGGCAAGAATACCTGAATTAATACCCAATGAAGGTTTAATTAGTTTAAGAAATACTTTTGGTATTGACCCTAGATATTTATTAGCTGATTACAATCAATATTATACAAACATGAATGAAAATGCACCTGTTGCATCATTAGATGATGGGTTAGCTTCTATTGATACAGGGTTCCCTATATATGCACAAGATAGTGATGGTAGTAATAATTTTCTTCAATATACTAATGAAGGTGCACCGGGGTATATTAGACCAAGTAAAATTTCTGCACCAATGAGTCAAGAATATAATCTTCAAGATCCAACAGTAATGAAAATATCAAATTTTGATGAAATGTTTGGACCACGAACTTTTACTGATAGTTTAGGAAATGTAAGAACTGTTCC